GTTCGGGCCGCCGTAGGTTGGTCGCGGACTTCGACCTTAGTTCTGCGCTGGTATTTGTCCATCCCCTCCCCAGGGTAGAACACCTCCTCACCAACCCAAATCTCACGTTGGGTGGTCCACGCCGCGCCCAACAACCGTGGTGGCTTGAAGCTCCGGTAGTCTCGGGCCTCCCGGATAGCTTTACGCAGGGCCTGATAGTCCTGCGGACTGCACTTCAGCTCACTCACGATGTGGGACTCGATCGCGGGGACATCATCATACGTTGGGAAAGGCCCATCCTTGAGGGCCATCACACCCAGGTAACTCAGCTCCTCCTCAGGGCGCATAACCACCACCCCCTTGGCGCTCCGAGCGAACAAATCACTCAGATCATCCAGAATGGGGGTCTTGGGGTCAGTCGTCCGGAGGGCGAGTGCTTTGCGAGCGTAGATGACTTCATCCGTCACGTTACGAGGTGCGACAGAGAGGTGTATCTTCCCTAGCACCCGCCGGATGTCGCTAATGCGACCGGGGGAACTCTTAGGGTTGAGATATGTCTGGGCCAGGAACGTGACCGGTTGGCCAGCTGGGGTCCTCTCCGCCTTTAGACGCAGTCCCAGCTCGCGCGCAACAGTCGCGTACTTTTCCAAGTCCATGTCCGGTGACAGTCCGTCGTCACCGCCATAAATGCCCAGGGCCTTAAAGGCCGTGGCAGGATTGTGTGGTTTACCATCCGCTTGGTTCATCCGTAAGAGCGTGATGAACGCGACCAGGATGTTGATCAGGGAGTTCTTGACCGAGGTCCAGGGTGTTCCCGAGAGCCTCGCCGTACCCGCCTGATACTTAACCCTGTCCGTGTTCTTGTTCTTGCCTGCCAGTGCAGCCGGCAGACCAAGCTCCTTCCGCCATACATCTTCCACCTCCTTGTGAACCGAGGGATGGAACAAGTATTTTAAGATTGCGAGCTCGCATTTCTGCACAGCCATGCTAATGGAACCGTCCAACTTCGAAAAGTCGGTCGGGACCAAATACTCAGCCGTGGACGCGATCTTGTGAACCCGCTCAGCAATCTTCTGTGGCGTGAGACCAAACGCATAGCACTCCAGGCAATCCTTCATCACCCGGGCAATGGGGTAGCTCATGGTCGACGCTATTATCTTATGCTCGTGCGAAACGGGGCTGATGGCCCTAGGCGCTGCCGTAGGGTCTTTGCTAGCCTCCTGTTTAACAAAAGCGTTGACGTGTCGGAATTTGTACCCTTCGTTGACGACCAAATAATGGCCGTACATATCCATCTGGCTAATCTGTTGTGGCTTCTTGAATGCAGCACGGAGGTCATCCACGCTCATCGGAAGCACTGTACCCGCTGCCTTCTTGAAAGCGACGTCACAGAACAGGTGTGTCAGACGTAGGGCTTTTTCCTCGACACTGATTGGCACAGGGTCGGGCCGTACCTTGACGACTCGTTCCTCGACACAGACCTCACGTGAAGGTTTGTTGTCTGCAATCAGTGTGGGACCCGGCACAATCTGTGGACCCAACGATCTCCCGATCGGCGTATGGCCGGCCGTAGTCGTCGAGTCAGATAGTATCGTCGTCGAGCAATCAGGGGGTTGATCGGCAATGCCCCGTGCCTTCATGATGTCGCCGTCTTGGGACGCCGGTACACCCAGTAGCACTGGTTGCAACGGCTCCTCACCGGCTACAGTCATGGCCTCGCACAGGAGCGTCGTGTCCGTCAACAACCCCTTCCCCGACTTGTCATACTGGCCAACGATGAATTTCTCCACCGTCATCAGCGACTTAAATTCGCTGGCTGCATAAGCCAGATGCGCGGCAACATAGTCGTGATAAGGCATGCTGACGCTGTGGTTTACTCCGAGCATACCAACAGACATCATATCCACTCCATCGATCAAGGCCCTCACGCACGGCACACCACGCGACACGTAGTTCACGCGCCGCAGAGGTGCCGCGGGGGGCACAACCTTTGGTCCATGGAGTGTGCTGCCCCAATACCCGTGTGGGACCCAAGCCACGGGTATTGTCAACACGACATAGCGGTGGGGCTCAACGCGCATGGTTTCAACCATCACTATGGTGCGCCCAAAAAGCCCACTCACAGAGAAATGGTCGACGAACCAATTCCAGATGC